TTCTTGTTTGGGTTCTTCTGATTTTGAATCGTTAAACTCAATCTCATACTTCATGGCTTTTCGTTTATCAAGTTGTTCAAGCGAAATAGCAATGCCATCACCATTAGGGAAGTCAATTTCTGCAATTGGTTGTTTTTCTTTCCCATAAAGACGAACTTTCTTGATTTCGCCTTCAGCATCTTTATAGGAGTCAATTCCATCGAAGAAATATTTCTTGATAGTTATTTTCTTTCCAACCAATTCCTTCTTGGCTTCTTTAATGTCCATTGACGCATACTGTTTCCCCTCAGATTTTTCCTCTGGCTTGGTGGCTCCTTTCTTGGGTTCTTCCTTCTTCTCAGGTTTCTTTTCGCCTTTGGCTTGCTTAACAGCCTCTTCCGCCATAGTCTTCTTCGCTACGAGAGTGTTGATTTCCTCAGGGGGAAGTTTCAACTTTCCTTCGTTGACAGCAGCGATGACCTTATTGATAGCCTCAAGTTGCTGTTCCGGACTCATCTTATTGGGGTCAGTCTTTTCAGGCTTCTCTTCCTCTTTCTTTTCGGAACCGTACTTCTGCCCCACGCGATGTTTACGTCTATTCTCAGAAGTATCAGCATATGTGCCTGAACGAGATTTTTCTAATCTTTCATTCAAAATTGATTTTTCTATTAGTGTCGTCATATTCCTTACAGTTAATTTGATTACGCAAATATATTATGTTATCTTGAATAATCAAAGAGTTTCCCGAAGAAAACTCCTAAATTATTCCCAGGACTCAGGAAGAAGCGACTCTTTCCCGAGTTCTTTAGCACGCTTTTTAATCCACCGTCTCGCAGCGGCAGGGTCTTTCGCCCGACCAACACTACGAATGGCGTCTTTCAAATCCTGAGTGTTACGAATAGGGAAAGAGCCATCTTTCATGGCTTCTCCCTCTTTCGCCAATTCACGTCTTTCCTTTTCCGGAAAATCGTGTTTGTTCAATGATTTCTCAAGCAGCGTTTCCATTATTCAGTAGGAATTTGGTTTTTGTACGGCTGACCCACACGACCCAAACGCTGATTGTCAGGGGTATCAGCATAAACACCTGTTCCCAACGACTTCATGATGTCGCCCTCTGTTTCACCGTTCAGCGATTTCAGGAACTCCAATGTAGGAGAATAAGCCTGTCCAACACGGTTCAAGCGACGATTGTCGGGGGTGTCACGATATACACCTTCCAAACCTTTCATGACAGTTCCGTCAGCAGCCGTTTCCCACTCAACCTGTTTAGGACGATAGAAGCGAATGACGTCTTTACCCTCTTCATCAGCGCATACGGCTTTCTGAAGATACATTACGTCAGCCACGAAAGCCTCTTTCTCCTCGGCTGTAAGTTCGTTGGCACGACTCTTCATGATTCCTTCCTTGTAATAGGAAGCCACCTCATCGGGTGTGAATACCTCGTATCCATTGTTACGAGCAGTTTCCTCAAACAACTGGAGGGAAACTTTCTTTCCTTTATTTTCCATACGACTTGTAAAATTAAAAATTCTTTATGAGCAAAGTTATTCATAAAATTTTAATATGGTAGGAGTGAGTTCAACGGTATGGCTCTAAAATAGAAACGGGCAGTGAGAAGATTCACATCCTCTCATGCCCCAGATTTCTGTCAAATACTTAAAAACCTAAACTTTTCTTTAATGAACAAAAAGAATCTTCTTCAAAACTTCTTAGATGTCAATCAAACAATGTAAATCAAATTAAACTTTAGACGATGTTCGATTAGGCGAACCAGACCGAACACAAATATAACGCTGTCAATACACAAAAGTTTTTCTCATTTCCATATTTCCTAACAACATCGGCTGCGACAGCAGCCTCTCAGGGCGAAGTCCATCGGAGATGGCGGAGCCTGTAAATTCCGAACGTAGTGAGGTGTGTTTTCGACGTGAAAATGACTTCTTAAAATTTCCGTTCGGGACTCTAACTTGTATTCTATTGAAACTTCTATTGTACTCATATATTGATACACAAATTTTCGAGTCCGTGAGTCTTCCCTATTTCATGGGGAGTCTTCACCCACAAATTTTGTTTTATAAAAGGTGGTTTGAGCGCAGTATAAAAGGTGGTCTAAGGGGTTATAAAAGGTGGTTTGAGCGCAATAAAAGGTGGTTTGAGCGCGTCGACAAATTTATAAACAGGCTTTTGAGCGCAGTTAATTTACAGTCTTAATTTGAAGCCAAGCCTGTTTTTAAGGTGGTGGAAATGATTCTACCCCTTTTATAAATTTTCCCGTTATATTTGTGTGAAAATTAAACATTATACGATATGAAAAGAAATAAAGGAATCATTCAATCGAACTTGGCGACCTTTGGCGTTTATAAGTTCACATCTTGGCAAATGAACTGTTTGGTTCATCTTGTCGAACAGTTGCAACCTGCTATGTCCCGTGATGTTGACTGGCTGAACGCTGACTTGAAAGTTTTTCAAGAAACTCTTCCCCTGGATAAGAACGGTAATCTTCTCATCCCTATACAAATGAATGAGATTGACAAACACCATCACGGCTCTATCGTTCTCAACGAAATAAAGAAGATGTTCAAACAGACGATTAAATACAACTTTACCAACGAACAGGGTAAATTGGTTCGGAGAGAGTGCTATCTTATCTCTACGATGGATATTGACGAGGATGACAACATCGTACTGGGGATGCCTGTTACAAGTTTGCGCTGGCTTCTATATTACGGTAAAGGAATAGGAGGCACAATCTACGACAAGAAATCTGTCGTGTCTATGAATGGTGTCTATGCCAAGCGTATTTTCATGATGTTGAGTCGCTGGAAGGATAAACGTGTCTTCTCAATGAAGATATCTGAACTTATGAATGAACTGCAAACTCCAGAATATGCTGTTAAAGATTTTGAAAAATATGTTTTAAAGACCGCTTTCCGGGAAATGATTAGGAACCCGAACTCGGTTCTTCAGTTCAAATACTCCCTTTCCTATACAGGTACAAAAGTCGGGAAAGGAAAACGAGGATTCGATACTGTCACGTTTAAAGTGTATGATAAACTTTCTGAGGCTCAAATGGAAGAGTTCCTAACAGACTCATGGAGCAACAGAATAAATGCTATCTAATATGGGCAAAGAAGAAACTTTAACAGTACTGAATCTTCAGGCGGAATGCGACCGTCTGAATAAAAAGATTCTCTTTCTTGAGAAGGAGAACCGTGAACAGCGCAAAGAGTTGTCCGACTATGCCAAGCGAGAAGAACAACTGTTAGGAGAGATTGAAACGCTCGAATCGGAACTTCGTGAGATTACCCGTGAACAGCGTCCTAAATATACACCCACGCAACCTGTGGAATCTGTAGAGGATTTTCTTCATCCAAAAGTAGATACTGGAACTGGGCTGAACCGAGTGGGCAAGAAAGGCTTCGAAGAAAAGTGGAAAGACTTCATGTATGCTTATACAGATGAAATCTTCATTGAGGCTGACCAACCTGATGTACTTTTCTATCGTGACAGTGCCGATAATTGCTTTGTCACCCCAACGGGGAACACTCGGTTGCCCTTCCCTATTCTACAAGAAGACCTCGACCGCTATAATATCCTGAAAGTTCGACCATTGACTTGCGAGGAAATGGAGGAAGTGTGCAAAGAGTTCGATTTAACTTAAATTTCAATTACAATGGTACAAATGAAGCCTTTTCATTACTTGTATGTTATCATCGGAATGATGGTGGCTGCGTTCTTTGGAATTTCCCTTGGGATGGGTATCACTTGCCTGATTCCGGTGTCATTCGTGGTGATTGGTTTGTTCGCCTATCAAAACATGAAGAAAAATCTTCCTGTCGGACAGGCTATTCTAAACGGTGGTCTTCCACCCCTGATAGGTGGCTTGATAATTTGGCTATGTTTCTTGCTGGGGAATTGGTTTAATGTAGGTGGCTGATGAAGAAACTTGTATTCCTATTCTTGACGTTGCTGATTGTAGGCTGTGGGACGACTCGAAAGACCGTGTTCTTTGAACGAGTAACCCCACAGCCTCTTTCGGTGATTGACAGCCTGAACACCGTTCACGGCTTGAGCGTCCCTACGAATTTAGATTCATGGGGTAAAACGTACTTCATCGGGAGCGACTCCGTGATGACCACTGTGTATGTCCTTACTGAAAAGAAGGATAAAGTTCTATACATCTTTTCAGTCACACAAACGGCTGGAAAGGATGATGTTCTATTCAAATTTAGGCAAGAATGATTACAAGAGGACTTGGATTTATTGAAAGTGGCGTCAATCCGAATGACGCCATTTATGCAGCTCCAAAGATTGAACTCCCGAAGAGCTATGAACTGAAAGAGCAACTCCGTGTCTATGACCAAGGAAACAAGGGAAGCTGCGTTTCCTGTACCGTTGCGGAGATGTTCAACTTCTATTGTAAATCGAAAGGTCGTGAATCGGGTATCGGCTTCGAATATATTTACGACAACCGTTCTGACAAGACTATTGACGGAATGATGCCTCGCGAGGCTTTCGAAATTCTTAAACGGGAATCTCGTATTGATTTATTCGCTCGTGTGACGTCTCTTGACGCTCTCAAAAAGAGCGTTCTTGTTAATGGCGCAGCACTTATAGCAATGAATGTATTTTCGTATAATGACGACTTTTGGGATGGTGATGAGTTCAGGGGTGGTCATGCTGTGGCTGTCGTTGGTTACGATGAAACAGGCTTAATCATCAAGAACTCCTGGGGGACAGGTTTTGGTCGGGGTGGTTATGTTACCCTGCCATACGGAAAGTTCAACAAAGTACGGGAAGCCTGGACTCTACTGGGTTAATCATTTCATTACTATTTGCGAGGAGCACTTCTTTCAGGAGTGCTCTTTGTTTTTCTTCGAAAAGCAAAAGGGATTCTGGCGTAAAATTAATCGATTGCTGGGAAAAAGAACGTTTTACATATAAAAAGAATGAAGACATGAAGAAAAAAGATAAACAAAACCGGCAGTTGCTCGACATTCTTGAAAAGGATTTTGAAGAACTCTCCGCAGGAGAACTTCAGGTTCTCCGCAATGAAACGAGGAAACTGTACGGAATTGAAGGGAAGATTGAGGTCAGCATGATTCTTAATTCCTACTTGAACATGAAACGCAAGTATATTCACGAGCTCGAACAGGTACTCGTCACGGTGAAACAGACTGTTAGGGACTTCGGAGTTTTTGGTGGTGGTAAACAGGTCGTATCCCCCAGGATACAGGTTCCCACGTTTGACGGTCTTAACGGAGCTTCTAAGGGAATGTTCTATATTGATGGATACACTTATCTCCCTGTCCTAACTGTATCGTATTTTGACGACCATACAGAGGTTATATGCCTATCTCCGGAAGGCTCATTTTGTAGGATATCGACAAAGGATTTTGATTTCGAGATATAAACCGCTAAATTTTGCGGTGAATTTAATTCATTTAGTTATAACTAATTTTTGAAAATTATGCAGAAAGATTTCATTACAGCTACTCCGGATTCCGGAGGAAGTGGTAGCACAACCGTGACTGCCGCAGCGTCTGTTAACCAGACAGAATCCGCACGCAGTGTGAACCTGTCAGTGGGCTGGCGGAGGAATGACACGTACTGTCGCAAGCTGCAGCAGCCCCAATCACAGTATCTCCGACAGCTGTTTTCTCAAATATGACCAAACCAGATATAGGTCAATCTTATGCCACGACTATTACTGTTTCGAATTGCCCTACCAAACCAACTGTATCGATTACGATGGAAGAAGAACTTGATAATGGTCCAAAACATCAAATTGGCAACGCTGGGAATTCCGAGCCTGTCTCTACCGGAAACAATACGTGGACTTTCAAGGTATGGCCAGAAGACTGGTATCTCGCCACAGATGATACTGGAATAGTTATTCCTGGTTGGCATTGTCTGGGAGAAGTGACAGTAACTTTGACAATCGAGAATTCCGCAACTGTTTCAATTCGAGGATATGTTCCAATAGATTTTTGATTGAGGGTGGCGGATTGGGTTCAGGCGGTGGAACTCGACAAGGAACATACGAAACCAACTTCCAATCAACAGGAACTTGGAAAATTCATTCAGTTGTTATTCAATCAATAACGTACACCCCTGACCAATTCTTTAATACTCTTGGTGGGCGTTTTTCTTATGGAGAAACTGAGCCGACAGGAAGTTCTGGGAAAAGTAACAGCGTTGGAAACGATTATCATTCTCTTGGATTTTGGTTCAAAACTA